CGGTTGTGAAATCCCCATGAACAGGAACTCCGCCCATGTGGAATAATACGTCATTAGTTACACTCATATTGTTCTCCTATCCCGATCTTTCGAATAGCTCAAATCGGCTAGCCACGGGGATAACTGTAGATAGAAGGGGTGTAAATCCGATTACAACACCCCTTCTACCGTTTAGGTTAAAATTTAAGCACCCGGCGAACCGAAGATGCTTCTCTTGTCAGTACAACCCCAAGACCCACGGAAAGACGCTTTGAACTTAGCGTTGGTGGTATCGAAGTCGTTCTCGGTGTTAAAGCTCGGAGTCTTGCGCTCGAAATACTTCATACCGTCAGGACAATCCGTTTTGATGAAGAAAGCATCGGTATCCGTGAGGTAATGATTCACCACAATATCGGGAATCATACCCAACGATTTCAATGCGTTCAGGTCGTTGTCCATGACACCGGGCCGCAGTGAAGACTCTAAAATCCTCTGAGCCTCGAAAACCAACTCTTTAGGGATAACGAGTTTCTTAGGACGCACCGCGATTTTTAAGCCACGGTCGTTCTTGAAGTCAGCGATGTCAATGCACGCCTGCTCTATAGACGCCTCATTTAAATCAGTTGCAGTGGCAAGCTCATTTCTCCAAGTACCACCAGACTGATTAACGTGGGCGGTGGAACAAAGCTCTACACCGTCGCCGTAAGTGTAAGACGAGTTAAAAGCGCGATTTAAGATATTCGCCCCAACAGTCTCAGCGGTCTGGCGCAGGCTAAAAGCCAACGCAGAAGCCCGCCTTAAAGCGACCGTCATGGAAATACCGTCATCGTGCATCTCCTGTGTTACTATAAAACCCAGCGCATAGGTTACGTGGGTGTATCGGTCGATAAAAGCCTGTGCCGCGTCGTCATAATTGATCGGCGTGCCCTCGGCCTTCACAGGAGCTAAACCAAACATGGCCGCCCCTACGTCTTCCTCAAACGCTCGTCCCGATGTGTTCTTGTCAAAAATATCCAGATGTTCTACGGGGTACTCAGCGTATTTCTCGCCGTACCACGCATTGACACCCGGATATAAATCTTTTGCAAAACTACCAGTATTAATTGGCATTGTTTATTCCTCCAGGTGTTTAAGTTGTTTCATAAGCAGGCATGTCGCCAGCCATCAGTCTCTCGGCGATCATGACTTCAAGTTTACAGTAAGCCCCAATCTCGTTGTCAGGCCGGTTTACGAGTCGTAAAACCCGTAATTGGGCCGTCGCAGAGGTTAAGGCGCTATGATCCGCTACACAGGAACTTCTGCCGGTGACTGTTGAACCAGCGGCGTTATTCGATGTGTCGCAAAAATCTCCAAGGTTTGTTGAAACCCACGTCGCGTTGTTGCCTTCGATCTCGTAAATTACGCTCGGATCGTCAATCACACCGATATACATCCCGGTGGATGCAGCAACAAACTCTTTGGCGCTTAGGTCGTTATCCTGAAACCCAGTGTGTGGTTTGTTAGAAAAAGTCCACGCAACACCAATTGCGCTCGGCTCGTCATCAGCACAAACCATAATCGACTGATAAAGACCAAGCGGGTCTGCGTGACCCGTTGGGGTAGCCAGGGCCGCGTCAGAAGTGACTAAAGCCCCTTTATAAATGGCCGAAGCGTTTCCGGTAGAGTGGTAATACATATTGATCGCACCATTCCACGGACTCCCATTCAAATGACGAATGGGTCGCAAGCCATTAATTCTGCTTGTATTTGCCATGTTAAACCTCCAAATTATTTAACGGTCAGTACTGTTGCTTCTCTCCAATTTTAATATCGCCGTACCGACCTGTTTTATTTTTTTCCAGCTTTAAGCCAGCCTCGCCCTCATCAATTTTCAGGGATTTGGCTTTCTGGTCTTCCTTGTAAAATTCTTTTTTAATTCTCATTAAATAACTGACCTGGCCGCCACCAACTGACTTACTTACGATTGAACCAACTTGATTTCCTACTCCTGCCTGTGGATCACCAATCTGCATACCGCCTCGTTTTTCAACAACCTCCCAACCCGCGTCACGAAACATATTGACCCTGCCGTCCTTGTCGTTTACAAACCTGTACGAATAATTCGGATCTTTGTCTTTTGGATCAACAGTTAAAACGCTTCGCTTTCCAAGCGGGATTCTCTTTTTAGGCTTTATGTAGGGCTTGTTTTCCAGCGCAAACCCGCCGTCAACCTTAACTATGTTCGTGTCAAGTCCTTCAGTTCCCATCCTGGTTCTTTTGGATTTTGCGGCTTCAAGAGTCGCGTATGGTGTTCCATCAACCTTTGTAATTAATTCACTCATTGAATATCTCCTTTTAAGGGTCTATACCCGACCTTGATCTGCTTCTATGATTTCAAGTTCTTTTATATACTGCTCTTGCGTCATAATTCCCTGCTTAACGAAAAAGTCGCAGGCGTCTTGCTGCGTCCTGCTTAATTCAGAGTATGTGTATTTTGATTTTGGTGAATCCGCTTTCCTACTCTGGCTTACAGGCTCTACCGCCGCCGCCCTCGGTGTGCGCTTGGGCTGTTCGAAGTTCTCGGGAAATTTTGATTTTACGAGTTTCGTGACCTCTTTTAAAAACTTTGGAAACGGCAGTCCGCTTACTTCAGGGTTCACTTGCCCCTGCTTGTCTGCGTATGCTCTCATCTCCGCGTTGTCTTTGTACCAACTGTTTTTCTCGGCCCATTCCTCGAACTCCGGTGGTACGGATTGGATCTGCTCGACCGGCAGGCTTTCGGGAATATCGTTTATTTCCCGTATTTGTCCGTCAATTGCAGAAACAGCCTCAGCATCGCCGTCTTCAAGCGCCTCCTTGCGACGCCCCTCCAACTCCCTGACACGGCTTTTAAGCGCCTTTACCTGAACTTTGTAAACGGTGTCGTTATGCCTTTGGAGCATGTTGATTCCGGTTTTCAGGTCGTCAACCTCACGCTTTAAGCTCTTGTTTTGCTTGGTCTGCGTGGTTTGAATGTCCTTGCTTCCAAGTATATACTCCTCGGCGGTCTTGAATTTCCTGTCGCCTTCTTCGTGGTTCGGGTTCCAACCGATTTCTTTAGCTAATCGCTGAACTTCTGTTAGCTCGTCCGGCGTTTCCTCTTTGACCTCTTCTTTGACTTCTTCTTCTTTGACTTCTTCTTCCGGCATCTTAATACCTCCTAATCCTATTTCTTTTTAATGTCTCTTAACCCTTTCATTAAATTCGCCATCTCTTCCAAACTAGCGTGTAGCTCGTTGTCGCAATTAACCTCACCGCAAATACCGCAAACCGCAAGGCCCGCCATAGCTTCAGGGTCATCATCGGCTAACGTTTGAGGCTTTGGATCTCCGTCTGACTTGTGGTTGATAACCTGATAAAACCGACCCTCGCTTGTCGCCACACCGCCCGAAACCGTCCAACCACGCTCGATGTTTTTGTTTATGATTTTGGATAGCTCGTTTCTGTCGCCAGCTTCTATGATTTCGTATTTCATGTTTTCCCAATAAAAAAACCCGACCAGAATACACTTTAAGTGTTACGCTTAATGTGTATCCGACCGGGCTTTTGCTCCTGGTTCGGTTATTTTAAATTATATTTGGTAGCGGCGGCAAGATTCGAACTTGCGACCTTCAGGGTATGGGCCTGATAAGCTAACCGCTGCTATACGCCGCATTATTAACTAATCTTTATTGACAACTCCTTTATCTTCACCCAGGCAAGTTTTTGACCCCTGTAAACTTCCTCGATGCTTAAATCAATTCGGCAATTACCCAACTTCTCGTATGTCTTGTTTAATAGCTGTAGCTCGGATATGTATTGCTTCGCTTCAAGTTCGGTCACTATTTCACCATGCTAATCCGTGATACGGGTTCCTCTTTCTCGTCATCGTCAATGAAGCAGATAATGTTCTCGTCAATTAAAACACGGTGTTCCTGCCACTTCCCGTCAGGGCCTTTAAATTTGATGCTTGAGCCACCATATTTTGCGAAAACACACCTGTCACCAGGCTTTGCATTTCGCTTCGTAATACCATCCATATCCTCAGAAAAACTAACGTCCGCTTCTGGACCTAGTGCGACAATCTCACCCCTTGTAGCTGCGGTTTGCCTTGAGTCCTGTACGCTGTCGGGAATAACAATTCCACCGGCTGTTATCTCTTCAACCGTGTCTGGTCTTACAATTACCTTGTTTCCCTCTGGAAATAACATTTAATCCTCTCCTATTTCTAAATCCTTTAGTTTACGCAGTCCCATAATCCTGCCCACCATGCCAGCCGTTTTTATAGCTGTTGCATGGGCTGAGTCCTGGTTTATTGTGCGCCCCTCTGTGATTTCCCTGCTGATTTCGTCAATCTCCAAATCTATTAACGAAAATACAAACATGGTTTCCGGGCTTGCCTTCCAAGATTCAAGATCGTCCTGTGTTATTTTCACTTGCCCCTCCCTGTGGCTTTAAAATCTGAGCCAGGTAATTTAAGCGATGCTGATACCCCAAAACTTCCTGCTTATAAAGCTCTAGTTGAGGACCGACTTCCTCCGCCTCGGCTTTGGCTAAAGCGTTAATTGAGTCTGCCCACATCTTAATAACCTTGCCTTCGGATTCCCGCTCTTTAAATCCAAGCTCGTACTGCTTTAACTGAAGCTCGGCTTGCTTGAGTTGCAGTTTACCCTTCTCGATTTCTATCTTCGGGTCAACCGGGGGTTGTGCGCCACCGTCCGGCATGATTTCGTTTATATCCGGGATCTGTAACGCCTCTAAATACCTCTTGTTAATAGCGTCATCATTTAAGCCCTGCCCCCTCATTTCAAGTAGTGCCTGCGCCTTAATCGTCCTCTGTGTGTCCGAAACGTCAGCCGCTCCCGACACAGGTATAATGTCCATCCAGGCACCGTTATAGTCGTGTTGTGCAGACGCCATCACCTGTTGCTGCATTTCTACAGGCTCACCCGTTTGAGGGTCTTGCGCTTGGACGGTTTCTGTGTAGTCAATTATATTATTGTACTCTTCGTCACTTAAATATAGCGTGTTAAGCCGCCTGATTAGCCGAAATTCGGACTTTAACGACAAATACACCCTCTTGTATATCGCGGAAAAAACCTTCAAGCCCTGCTCGATTAGAGCTAGCGTAGTCGTGGCTGGTACATTACCTTTAGGGTGCTCACCCGTTAAGACATCAGCCTGAGACGCTAGCTCTTTAACCCCTTCCATCATCAAACCTAACAACTGAAACAACACGTTAGAAGGCTCTCTGACAGGAAGCCCAAAAACATTCTTCCTAATATCGTCGCCTAGATAAGAAATCTGCTTCCACTCGCCCTGCTGAAACGTCAAATCACCGTGACCGCCGCCCTTTTTCAGCTTCACACCCGGCCCTAAGAAACCACCCTGCCGATTTGCCAGAGTACCGGCGTCAAGTAACTGATTAAATATCGTGTTTATAATGTTGACAGGCGCGAACAGAAGCGACCCGAAACCCATCTTATAGAAATTACCGTCAGCCGCAGGTAGAAACGTAAATTGCGTAAAGTACTCAACCGGCTTAATCCTGGATATTTCGCCGTCCCTGTTAACAGATATTCCGGTTTTATCGAACCTCGGAATTATTCTAACCACCTGTTTAGATTCACGATTGATAGTAATAATATAAGGTTCTTTATACCCGTCGCCGTCAAGGTCATAAAACCTGTGCTGCTCTAAAAACGTGTAGGGCAGGTCATCGTCACTTCGGTCGGTGTCCGAGTCCTCGTCTTTTCGCTCAGGAGACGCCTTTTCAAAATCGAACTCAGAGAAAACGCCCGTTCGCATCCTCTCGATTATATCGTTTTTGTATAACTCCGTAACGTGCGTAACCCTTCGCGCTTTAGCTAAAGACACAGCATAATAATTAACAACCAAGTCATTTGGGGATACAAGCTCAGACACGTTCTTACGGTCAACGGGATTATAGTACGTCTTTTTAAACATGGTGCCGACAAGTGGAAGCGAGAAAAGCAATTGGTCCATATCGCACTCCCAATTGTCCATCTGCTCCAATATCTGATAGCTCATGTGCTGCTGAACCCTTTGACCCATCGCAGCTTTTTGACCGTTTAGGTCGGAGCCTATCACCTGGCACTTAACAACATCTGAACCCTTTACGACATTCGGGTACGCACGGGCGGAAAACTGTAGAGACGCGGTTTCTAATATCGGGTACTTAACCGCAGACTTCTTCGGCGTTTTCTTCTCTTTCATCTGGTCAACAAGCGCGAATATGTCCCTGTGGCGTTGCTCCCAGTCCTCCCGGCTAAGTTTGTCTAACTCGTATTCTTCGGAAACAGTTGTGCCGATAGCAACAAGGGATTTTTCGTCAAAATCGTCAGCTATGTTGCTTCGGAGTCCGTTTTCGTCTTCTAAAAAATCTAATAATGTATTTACTGGTTCAGGCATTTAATACCCCGTTACAGGATTAACCGCCTCCCTCTGACGGTGTTCTTCCTCGTCGTCTTCCTCGTCGTCTGGTTCCGTATAGTGCGTGTCAAGCAATAAAATACGATACAGGTTCTCCATCATGTGATCATCGGCATCCTTTGGTTTTCCTGTCTTCTCGTCCCACAAGTACCCCTCAATCTCGTATATAAATCGCACACAATCCTCGAAAACAAATATAGAAGGCTCGTTGTTTGGGCCTAATAAGTGGTCTTTTACCGCAAGGATGCCTGAATTCTTGTCTTTTGACGCAACACTTAAAGGAATATCGTGCTGCCACAACTTTTTCTGCACCTTGCGAAAGGTCGAGTCCTCATCAAACTGAGCCTCACCCGTAGACTTGGATAAAGGGTCTATAATCGCGCTACCAACCCTATATGCGTTGCGGATGATTCTACGAATAACCTCGTCTGCAACCATATCACCGTCGCCGTGCTCCCAAATCTCGTCAATAACGTATCTTTCGTGCTTCTCGTTTGTTGCGACAAATAAAACCGCCTGTTTTTCCCTCGGATGAATGTCAAAAGCTATGTCAATTATCCAATTAACAGGAACCGAAAACCGCTCAACTAAATGTCCCCTCGGTCTAAGCGGCCTCTTGAATGTCGGGTATACAAGCCCGCTCATGTAAGACGGTTTACCGTGGATACGGGCGGATATTTCGTCGTCAGTTAGGGTTTTTATGAATTGGTCAACACCCTTTTGGGTTATCCCGTACCCAATGTTCACGTTTATGTCGCCATTAACGCTAAAAACAGTCCTGTCAGGCTTACCGCTCTCGTCAACCGCTTTAATAACCTCACGGTCTACCCATGCCTCTTTCAATAATGTCATGGCGAACAGTTCACGCCCCTGCCTATCCACCAGTCCCCTTGCGTTGGCAACCCTTATTTCACGCTTGGGCGGCTCATCGTACCCGGAAAAGTCACCGTACCAGCCCTCGTGAAGATCGGAGTCCTGAAGGTTAGACATAACCTCTAACGTGCTGCCGGTCTTCTCGTCTTCCCACCAATACTCAACACCGTTATTGTTTTTCTTGGGTCTCCCGCCGACAAGTTTACGGCTTTTAGGCCACCACTTCTTTAACTCCGGCATCAAAACGGCTTTTATCTGCTTTTCCCAATCCTGACCCGTAATTCTGCATTTTCTAGGGTTATTGTGCGGAAACCAAATCTTCTGGTCATTCCACAGCCATTTGCCGAACATAACGCTAAAGGCGATGATTGTGAGTATCGTCGTTTTTCCGGTACGATTTGCTCCCGTATATGTCAGCACCTTGTATTCCGGGTTATCCCACGCCTCAAGTAACTCGGCCTGCAACGGATTTGCGGGCATACCGCCTTCTTCTTTTGGTAACGTGAAGAACTTGAGCAGATTGTTTCTCCTGTACTCAAGACGAAACTTTTTAATCTCAAGTAACTTCTGCTTTAGCTCAAGCCTTCTGGCGGATAGCTGCTTGACTTTTTCGGCTGACGGCATAAAGTTCCTACGCAATAAAAAAGACCACAA